CTTCACTCCACACCGCCCTCCCCACACTTGCCAAGTGTGGATCTTAGCGTGAAGTAACCCTCGCGCGCATTCCATTTTGCACCTTCGGATATCTCCGGTAGCCTGGTGACCGCCAGGGTTGACTCTCTGTAGGTGTGCCAACAACCTCGGAATACCCTTAACCCTAAATGGTGGCTGGCGCGAGAGCCCAGCTGCATCAACCCATCCAGGCCCGGGCGCACGGGCCGTTTAAATGCCAAGTAGCAGAGGGCCTGCAGTCCTAGTAGCAGGATGAGACAAAGCTTGCATCATAGCCCTGCCCACAACAGGTGTGGCCTGAATGACCTTATCTTTAACATAAGTATACGCCCAATTGGTGGCCGGCCCAAGGGCCTTAAGCACATCGTTGAGCGTGTTGTTGGACTTGGGAGGACTGTATGTAGTTGTGACCCCGTTGCCCGCGCTGGGCAGCCACTCATAAACCCCAGTGAACTCAATCGTGATTGAATTGGCCCCTGTACCCTCACCAACAATCAACATAGCGGACCCATTCCCAGAGGGCGTGTCACCAGTGTTGATGAACATCTGATCCTCAGTGGAAGGGGCCCACTTGACCTCATGCGGCTCGGTGCCACATCGTGTGACATACGGGCACTTACTCATCAAAGTGCCGGGAGTGTAATTGACACCCGCAAGCAGAGTACGCTCCGCCGACGTGGCCAGCCCAATCAAACCCGACCTGTTGGCCTCAGTGCCAGTGTACATGACCTTAGCACAAGCCGCGACGCACCTATAGGACCTAGCAATATTATCCATAGCTATGGCATAATTACCGTTGGTGGCGTCGACGAAACCAGATAGACCAGTGCCGCCAGTTGAAGCGGTAATGATCATGGCTGATTTGTCGAGAATCACGTTCGGCATGATGTTCACAGCAAAATATGTGTTAGTGCCAATAGGAAACCGGTATCTGATTCGCATCAGGTACCCTGAGTCGATGCCAGCATACACCGGAGTTGTGAGAGCAGCGTTGCAAGGGTCAACAAGCAATTTAGCATAGTCAATAGCAGCGCGATCGAGGCCCGCCTTGACTCGTGAAATAGTGACATTCTTAGTCTTCTTGGCCTTGCTCTTGGTCTTGGTCTTTGCCATAGCGCCTATTTCGTTTTGTGGATGTCGTGTATTACGTGATACTTAGGTGGTCAACCTGGAGTATCGATTCGACCATGGCGGGGACGGTCTTGAGTGCCTCCCGGATAGAGCGCTCTCTACTGCACTGTTCCACGGGGCTGATGCCCCAGGCAAGGTAGTAAGAGGCGCGACACTCAGAGGTTGGCTCGGTATACGTCCGGGTCATGTTCTTGGATGCTGCCCCGATTCCGGAGTAAGGGTCCAGCTCACGGCTGGGCCCCAAACTAGCCATCCATCGGTAAACCTCCTGAACAATGGGCACTCCACCATACGCGGCCAGCCCAGCTTTCCCGACTCCACCTGCCCACCGCATGTAGTCTCTCCGCACGTCGGTGCCAGGCCCGATGAACATCAGATCCTTAGCGAGCCCCTTCTCGGGGCTGCGGGTCATCAGCCATCGCCCGGCCTCCACCTCGACTGGTCTCTGTTGGCAGAATTCGATCTGCTCAAACACATCGACAGGGTCCTCCACCTTCATGGTGAACCCATAAGGAGAAACCACCCAGGGAGCGTGTCTATCACGCGGCTCACACTCCGTCGACGCACAAACAGCACGCAGTCATCGCCATTATTGGCAAGGGTCGCTTTGACCCCCGCCTCCTGGCAATACTGCCACACCAGCCCACACATGATGAGCTTGTTGCCCAGTGAGGTGTTCATGTCGCCTGACATGCGGCAGCCGTCGACCGTGTACAGCACCTTACCCTCGGGGGTCAATGCCGTGCATTGGTTAGATAACTGCCACTTGAGCACCTCCCGGAGCTTGGGGCACTTGTACAGCTGATTGTACACGCTGTGCTCCCACTCCAGTGCTTGACTGCTGACGTGCTGGTCGAACCGACTGGCGTCGAGTCCGATCGCGACGGTGTCGTCCCATTGATCCCAATGTCCTCTGAGGTGTCGAG